CCTTGGAAGCGGTCCTAACGCCACCGATGACTTTGAGCGCCGTGTCAAGGTTGCTAATCTGGCCCTAAAAGAGAAAGACATCGATACCAAGAAAGAGATTGCTAACCTGCAGGTTGTTGCTGCAAGGCAAAATCGATAAAATCGGCTATCTTTCTATGTTCTGCGGCAGTTCCGTTATTTTTGATTCGATTTGCACGCATTGAAATAACAGCAACATTGCCTTTGACATAGCCTTTATTATGGTCAATTCTGTCAAATGACGGTGAGTTATCTAAATAACCTTCGTCATTAAAGTAGTCCAGTTCGATACCCAGTATTGGGCAGTGTGTAGGGAAGTCTAAGTCGCCAAACTCAACAGAGAACTCTTGACCAGTTCTCGTGCAATTGGCTCTTTTATTCCTAAACTTCTCTCGCATTGCCTGATACAGGAAAGATTTGCGATATTGGAGGTCGTTCCATTTTTTACCCCACTTTGCAACCATCTTTTCTTCGAATTCTTTTTGTTTTTTAGCATATTTTAGTTCGGTTGCTTTAATTTTGTGTTTTTTACAGATTTGCTCTACTCGCTGCCTTGTTATTTTGTTGTTTAGGCGCTTAGAAATCTCTGTATAGCCAAGACCTTCTTTGGCCCAAGTTAATAAGTCGGATCTTTCCTGCTCTGTTAGGGTGTAATGGTAAGGCATAGGATCTCCAATGAATAAAACAAGAATTATACACTACTTATAGTTGCTTGTCAAGAGATATTTTGCTATAATACAAACAATGTCGCCAGAATTACAACAATATTATGAAGATAGACTAACAATGATGTCCACCAAAGCGTGGGCACAGTTAGTTGAAGACTTAAAAGCGATGCTTGAGCAGTATGAAGACATTCGCAACTGCGGCAAAGACAATTTTGAGTTCCGTAAAGGACAAGTAGACATCCTAGACTACTTAATTGGACTAAAAGGACTGTCACAAACTGCCTACGAGGACTTATTAAATGAAAAGGATGTTTGATTTTCAGTGTGCCAAAGGCCACGTAACTGAAAAGTTTATTGATGATACGGTAAAAGTCGTGCAGTGCCCTCACTGCGGAAACGACGCTACCAGACTCATCGCTGCTCCGAGAGTATCACTAGAGGGTATTACAGGAGCATTTCCTGGAGCCGCAATGGCCTGGGAGAAACGCCGTGAATCGCATATTGCTTGGGAAAGAAAGACCGGCAGAAGCGAGGAATGGAAATAGTAGTAAGCGGATAAGAGAACCCCGCAATTGTAAAGAAGTTCTTTTCTTAATGCTGTTAAGGCACGGAGAGAAATATGGCTGGTTTTATTGAAGAAGGCGTTGATGACGCTAAAACTGAAGTGAGTACTGACTTACCTGCTGAACAAACAGCAGAACCTGTAAAGCAAGAGCAAGTCGAAGATGACATTCCCGAGAAATATCGGGGCAAAAGTGCCAAAGAGATTGCTCAGATGCACATGGAGGCCGAGAAGTTAATTGGTCGCCAAGGTAGCGAAGTCGGTGAGTTACGGAAAGTTGTAGACGAGTTCATCAAGACCCAAACTGCAACGAAACAGCAACTGCAAACGGAACCTGTCGAAGAGGTTGATTTCTTCGCTGATCCTAAGAAGGCGGTAGAGAAGGCGATTGAGAGTCATCCGAAGATTAAAGAAGCGGAACGACTTTCACAAGAGATGCAGCAGCAACGAGCCATGCAAGAACTATCTGCTCGGCATCCTGACTTTCAGGAAGTAGTAGCAGACCCTGCTTTCCAGAACTGGGTAGCAGCGTCACGAGTCAGAGCAGAGTTGTTTGTTCGCGCAGATCGGTCATTTGACTATGAAGCAGGCGACGAACTTCTTTCCATTTGGAAGGAGCGCCGTCAGTCAGCCAGCAATACAGTCAATGCTGAGAAAGAGGCTCGCAATCAAACTCTTAAAGCAGCCACTACCACTGTCGCTAAGGGTACAGACGAAGCACCGGCTAAGAAGGTATACCGCAGAGCAGACCTTATTAAACTCATGCAAACCGATCCTGACAAGTACGATATGATGCAAGATGAAATTATGGCAGCATACCGTGAAGGTCGGGTTAGGTAATTAACTAACCTCATTAACAAAGGAATTTAAAATGGCTAATTATCCCTCAGGTGATTTTGTAATTCAATCCGAAGTAAAAACCGCTGGTTTTGTACCTGCCGTATGGTCTGACGAAATCGTTGCTGCTTATAAGAAGAACCTCGTTGTTGCTAACCTGATGAAGAAGATGAACTTCAAAGGTAAGAAAGGCGACACCGTGTACTTCCCCGCCCCTGTGCGTGGTTCGGCTGCTGCTAAAGTTGTTGAGACCGCTGTTACGATGCAACAAGAGACCGGCACGCAGATCACTGTGTCGATCGACAAGCATTATGAGTACAGCCGTATGATCGAAGACTTGGCTGAAGTTCAGGCTCTGTCCTCGCTGCGTCGTTTCTACACGGACGATGCTGGCTACGCTCTGGCTACTCGTATCGACACCGACCTGCTCGGCCTGACCTCCAAGGCTCAGGGCGGTTCCGGCACGACGGCGTTTAACAAGGCTGTTCTTGGTGGCGATGGCTCGACGAACTACGTTGCTGCTTCGAACAACGAGTCGGCTCTGACCGATGCTGGTATCCGTAAGGTTATCCAGACTCTGGACGACCAAGACGTTCCGATGGACGGACGTTTCCTGGTGATCCCGCCGGTTGCTCGTAACACGCTGCTCGGACTTGCTCGCTTTACTGAGCAGGCTTTCGTTGGCAACGGTACGGCTATCTCCAGCGGCAACATCGGTAACATCTACGGCACGAGCGTGTACGTTTCGACGAACTGCCCGACCACCAGCGGTTCCGGTGGTGCTCGCATCGCTGTGATGGCGCATCCTGAGTATGGCGTTCTGGTTGAGCAGACCGGCGTTCGTGTTCAGACTCAGTACAAGCAAGAGTACCTCGGTACGCTGCTGACTGCTGATGCTATCTACGGTGTTGGCGAGTTGCGTGACAAGTCTGCTGTGGCGATTGCTATTCCTGCCTAATCAGGAATGACAACAGGGGCTGGCTCACAAGGCTGGCCCCATTCTAACCACTAAGGAGATTTAAATGGCAAATGCAACCTCTGTAACCTCTAGACAAGGCCGCAGCCAGTTTCAAGGTGTCTTTAGCGAAATGTGGCAAGTTAAAGCCACTATCGATGCAGACAGTTTGAACGATGGCGCAGGCGATAATGACACCGTGACTGTTCCTGGTGTCGCTCTCGGAGATCATGTTATCTCTGTTGGCTTTGGTGTTGATCTTGCTGGCGTTATGGTTCATGGCTATGTTTCTGCTGCCAATACTGTAACTTTGCGATTCCAAAACGAATCTGGCGGTACTGTAGACCTTGGTTCTACTACTGTTAAGATTGTTATTGGTCGTCCGGCATTCTAAAACCACTAGGTTTTGCCTCTTCGGAGGCTTTTCTATAGCATCTTCGTTGAGGTTGCTATAGAAAACTAAAGAGGAACCAAAATGATACCTCGTTGCTTTCCAACCACCTATGTAACTACTAACGGCACAACTAAAATGGTTGTGAATAAGTTAGCAAGCACTACCGGCCTAAAGGCTTGGGTAGACTACATTCCTACAAAGAAGTTAGGATCTGAGCCTGCACAGAAGAATACTTATTCTACTGGTATGCTCCTAGATGTTCTTGTCAGCACAACTGGTAAAAAGGCTGGTATTGATTACATCAATATTTACGAAGACGCATCTCTGACCAAAGCATGGTCTACAGATGTTGGCGGTTACATTCCTACTTGGTACTAATATATGGCTATCTATCGTGGTCCTGGTGGTTCCGGCGATGCTACCGCCGATCAAGGAAATACAGCCCAGTTAGCGCTTCAATACGCTACTCAGGCTGCTACTAGCGCTGCTACAGCGTCTGCGGCAAGCACCGCTGCTCAGTTAGCAGAAACTAATGCAGAAACGGCAGAGACTAATGCCGAGACTGCTGAAACTAACGCAGAGGCGGCACAGACTGCTGCAGAAAATGCACAGACTGCTGCAGAGGCTGCTCAGACCGCAGCAGAGGCCGCACAAGCGGCTGCTGAGTTGGCTGAAAGCAATACCGTAGACTTCCAGCAAAACCTCGTAGTAACTGCTACAACGCTTTCTCCAGGCTCTTCGGCAACTGTATCGTACAACTCTGGTACGACTACAATGACCTTTGGCTTGCCGACAGGCGCTACTGGCTCGACTGGCGCTACCGGAGCGACCGGAGCAACCGGCGCTACTGGGCCTGCTGGATTAAACTGGCTTGGTGCGTATAATGGCGGCACTTCTTACGTTATAGATGACGCTGTTTCATATAACGGATCTTCCTATGTATGCAAACTTGCTTCTTCTGGTAACCTTCCTACTAATACTACTTATTGGGACGTATTAGCAGAGAAAGGCGCTTCTGGTTCTGGCGCTGGCGATGTTACTGGTCCCGCAAGCGCAGTAAATGACCGTTTAGTTGCCTTTGACGGCACAACTGGCAAACTAATCAAAGACAGCGGATACACTGCTGCCAGTTTTGAGCCTGCTGACGCTACTATCCTTAAATCTGCTGCCATTGGCGTATCCGTACAGGCTTATGATGCACAGTTGTCTGATGTTGCTGGCCTTACTCCTACGGACAATGGGGTTATTATCGGCAACGGTACTAACTTCGTTGTCGAGTCTGGGGCTACGCTAAAAACATCGTTAGGTTTGACTATCGGTACAGATGTCCAAGCCTATGATGCTCAACTTTCCGATATTGCTGGCTTGACACCTACAGATAACGGTGTTATAATTGGAAATGGTACTAACTTTGTTGTTGAGTCTGGATCGACATTAAAGACTTCGCTTGGTTTAACCATTGGCACGGATGTCCAGGCTTATGATAGCAACTTAACATCTTTTGTTAATACGTTTACGTTGCCGACAACTGATGGCACTAATGGGCAAGTATTACAAACTAACGGATCAGGAACACTTTCTTTTGCAACACCAAGCGGCGGCGTGACAACTGGTAAAGCCATAGCAATGTCAATGATTTTTGGCGGGTAACGTAAAATTAAAAAAGATCCTAAATGTCCTAGTTGTGGCGATACCAAAATTGAAAATTTTTATTTAGATAAAAACGGATATAGAACTGTTAAATATTGTAAAGAATGTCATAAACAAAACTGTAAAACTAGATGGCATTCTAAAACAGCAATAGAAAAACAAGCAACAAGAGTTAAAACAATGTATGGTATTAGTCCTGAAGAATACATTGAAATGCATAAACAACAGGATGGTAAGTGTGCAATTTGCGAAGAAAAACCAACAACTAAAAGAGGATTGCATTTAGACCATAATCATACAACAGGACGTGTGCGTGGTCTTTTATGCCATGGTTGTAATGTTGCATTAGGATCTTTTAAAGAAAATACAAAATTACTTAGCAAAGCAATTGAATATCTAAGGAGCAAAAATGGCAGCACCTAATATTGTAAACGTAACAACAATCACTGGTAAAACAGTTGTTGTTGATTTAAGTTCCACTAGCGCAACTTCTGTTGTTAGTAATGCTGCTTCTAGTGGTAAAGTATTCAAGATTAATTCCTTGATTGTAGCAAACGTGGATGGTACGGCTAACGCTGACATCACCATCAACCTGTATTCGGCTGCTGCCCTTGGCGGCACGGCGACTCAAATCTGTTCTACTGTGGCTGTTCCTGCGGATGCCTCGTTAGTGGTGATTGATAAATCGTCTGGCATCTATCTTGAAGAAGATAAGTCCATTGGCGCTACTGCTGGTTCCGCTAACGACCTTAAAGTGATCTGCTCTTACGAGGAAATCTCCTAATGCCTAAGTGGAATGGCGGCGTTATTGGGGCCGCCAATAACCCCACTATCTCTTCTGCAAAGGGAATCTGGTCGCTGTCAGAGGCAACCAAGGCCATCCGTGCTGGATTGTGGCCGCCTTCCAATGCCGGTGCTGACCCGTACTTTGAGAACGTCACGATGCTGCTGTCTGCCAATGGCACTAACGGCGCACAGAACAATACGTTCTTAGATTCCTCGACCAATAACTTCACGATTACTCGCAACGGTAATACCACGCAAGGCACGTTCACGCCGTTTAGTAAGTACGCCGGTGCGTGGGGTAACTACTTTGATGGTACAGGCGATTATCTGACCTTAGCAAGTAGTGCAGATTTTAATATTTTTGGCGGCGATATGACTGCTGAGTGCTGGTTTTATTCAACCGCATCTTCGCTAGGCTCACGCTCAGAACACCTATTTGCTTTTGTTCAAGACGCAACAAACCGAGAGTCTTTATATTTTAATGGCACAACACTAACTTTTTGGACTTCATCTAGTGCGGGTAACGGCCCAAGAATTACTTTTGCAGGAATAACTCAAAACCAATGGGTTCATGTTGCCGTTGTTAAGAGTGGTTCAACATTTACCATGTATGTAAATGGTGTTTCCGCAGGAACTTCGACTACCACTCAGTATTCTACCGCAAGCCAATCATTACAGATTGGTACATACAATAATGCAAGCAGCCCCGGGGACAGTTTTACTGGATACATTTCTAATGTTCGAGTTGTCAAAGGCACAGCAATTTATACAAGCGCATTTATACCAAGTACAACTCCTCTAACTTCTCCAACAAATACTGTTTTGTTGACTTGTCAAGCAAACAGGTTTGTTGATTCAAACACGCAAGTAGCCGCCAAAACGGTCACACCTAGCGGTGATGTGTCTGTCCAAACCTTCTCCCCATTCCCGTCATTGACGGCCTACTCTGCTGGCACTAATGGCGGCTCTGGGTACTTTGATGGTAGTGGAGATTATGTAAGCACCGCATACAATTCAAATTTATTACTTAATGGTGTTGATAGCACAATTGAAGGATGGTTTTATTTAGCAACAGCACCGGGTACAGCCGCATCTGCAACGGCGGTTCCTTTTATTTATCAAGGAAATGGTTATGCTGGCAGCCCCAATTTAAATTGGGCTATTTTTGCAGACAATACTAATGTTTATTTCCTTGGTGCTGGAGCCACATATATTAGCGCATCTGTTTCCGTGCTACCAGTTAGATCATGGTTTCACCTTGCTATTTGCGTTACAAGTGGAACATCTGCAACTTTATATGTAAATGGTGTTTCACAAGCCACGGGAGCAATTACCGCAATAGGATCTAGCACTTCTTATTCAACTGGTGTTGGTGGCGGGTATCAAGCGGGAGCATCCCCAATTGCTCAATATATGAATGGTTATGCGTCTAATATTCGTATTACAAAAGGCGCAAAACTTTATACAACAAACTTTACGCCTCCAACGGCTTTATTAACAACAACAGTTAGTTCTGGAACTGTTCAACTTTTACTTAACTTCACCAACGGTGGCATCGTTGACGCTGCCATGTCTAACGACTTGGAGACTGTTGGCAACGCACAGATAAGCACCACGCAGAGCAAGTTTGGTGGTTCTAGTATTTATCTGGATGGTACTGGTGACTATCTAGTTGGGCCTGCAAGAAAAACAAACGATTTTAATGCTGGCGATTTTACAATTGAATGTTGGATTTATTTTAATTCTGTCGCAAACGCACAAATTGCTTCGGCTGGTGGCGGCCCTGTATCTGGTGCGTATTACTGGCAATACTATTCATCGGAATTACAGTTTGGTGGGAATACATCGCCGGGACAACTTATCGCCGCAAGTTGGACTCCATCATCTAACACTTGGTATCACATCGCCATAACAAGAAGCGGCACAACACTTAGACAGTTTGTGAATGGAACGCAACTTGGAACAAACGCAACTTCTAGCCATTCGTTTACAGATGCGTCTACTCAAATTGGGTATGGTGGTGCTGGTTATCTAAACGGCTATATCAATGACTTCCGCATCACCAAAGGATACGCTCGATACACCGCTAACTTCACCGCACCTGTTGGCCCGTTCAACGGATTTGGAGACTAATATGCCGCTATTTTCAAAGAACGGGTCTATCCCAAAACCTACAACAGACGGCACAAACGGGTGGGTGCTAGTACCTGAGATGCCCGCCTGTCCTGATGGCAAGGAAGTGGTGTGGCTTAACTGGGAGTGGATCGTCCGTGACCCTAAGCCTGTCGATACCGATGGCTTTCAATGGAATTGGAATCACGGTGACCGGGCGTGGGTGGAGTGTGCTTTGGCTGGCTTTAGTGCTCCGTTGGCAGCATTAACAACTGAGCAGATTGCTGCTTTATCTACTGAGCAATTGGCTAACTTAACTACAACGGGACTGTAGCATGACTGAGCATAGTACAGAAGGCATTAAGCACGTTACTGATGCTATATCGGTAATGACCGTAATCGGAACACTGGCGCAAATCCTACCAGCGATTGCTGCTTTATTTACTATTGTCTGGACTGGTTTTCGGATCTATGAAACCGATACTGTACAGAAATGGTTAGGTAAGAAATGAGAGCCGTATCCGTAGGCAAGAATCTTACTGCTAACGTAAAAACTACGATGTTCACCGTACCTACAAAGCACGACGGACGTTGGATTCTTCTCCACGCATTTAATGGAACATCCGCGGCTAAGAACTTCACCGTATGGTGGTACGACAAAAGCCAGAACATTGAAGTTATAGTTATTTACAACTATCCACTTAATGCCTCTAACTATCTTCAGTTTGGCGGAGATGGTCAATACATTGTTTTAGAAGAAGGAGATGAAGTTCGTGTTCAGGTTGAAACAGGCGCTTCTAACGCTGCTTGTTTAGCAACAGTAGAGTTGTACCCCAAAACGCAATCAACGCAATTCGCAGACTTTGGATATTAAGGAGAAAACCATGAAGAAGCCCACGACTAAAAAAGGTAAGATGGAAAAAGTTGGTAAAGTAATGCACGAGTACAAAACTGGTACTTTGCACAGCGGCAAGAAAGGCCCAGTTGTTAAGTCACGTAAGCAGGCCGTTGCCATTGCTCTTTCTGAGGCTGGCATGGCAATGAAGAAAAAGAAGATGAAATGAAGCCAGGTCTCTACGCTAATATCAACGCCAAGCGTAAACGCATCAAAGAAGGCAGCGGTGAAAAGATGCGTAAGCCTGGAACAAAAGGAGCGCCTACTGCTAAGGCGTTTAGACAAGCAAAGAAAACGGCTAAAAAATAATGGTCAAGAAAGTATACCAGAATCCTGAAGGCGGTCTTAACAAAAAAGGCCGTGAATACTTCAAACGCACAGAAGGCGCTAATCTGAAGCCGCCAGTGTCTGCTAAACAGGCTAAGAAGTCGCCCAAAGCAGCCGCACGGCGTAAGTCTTTCTGTGCACGGATGACTGGTATGCCTGGGCCGTTGAAGGACGCTAAAGGCCGTCCTACTAGGAAGAAACTTGCATTAGATAAATGGGATTGCTGACATGGCAAACAAAACATACTTAGAAATGGTTAATGAGGTGCTGGTTCGTCTTCGTGAGCCAGAGGTGTCGGCTGTCACGGATACGCCGTATTCTAAACTCATTGGGCGCTTCATCAATGATGCTAAACGACAAGTGGAAGATTCTTACAACTGGAATGTGCTTACTGAAACGCTTACTGTTAGTACTTCTGCTAATCTTTTTAATTATGTTCTGACCGGCATTGGTCAGCGGTTTAGGGTTATTGATATTCGTCATTCTGATGACGGATCTGCATTAGAGTTCGGACCAACTGAATACATGAACAAGGTTTTCTTTGGAGCACCTACAAAAGGAAAGCCTAATAAGTATAACTTTAACGGTGTTGACAGCAACGGCGATACGCAAGTAGACTTATATCCTATTCCCGATGGTGTTTATAATATATATTTTAACGTCTTTAAGCCTCAGCCGGAACTAGCCACTGCAGCAACTACGATTAAGGTTCCTGATGAGCCTGTGGTATTCTTAGCCTATTCTAAGGCACTGGCAGAGCGTGGAGAAGACGCTGGTGTGACCAGCAACGAAGCCTACCAGTTATATCGCCAATCCTTGGCTGACCATATCGCAACAGAAGCAAACCGTTATCAAGACGAAATTACTTGGAACTGGGCTTAATGAAGAATATCCAAACTTCTACCATTGCTGCTCCAGGCTTCCTTGGCATAAATAGCCAAGAGAGTAGCATTCAGTTGTCTTCAGGCTTTGCTCTGAAGGCACAGAATTGTGTTATCGATAGGTATGGTCGTGTCGGTGCTCGGCGTGGTTGGGATAATGTAAATACTTCTGTTAATACTGATCTTGGCGCTGCTAATGCAGTCAAGTTTATGTTTGAATTGCAG